CAACTACAGACTGTTTATTTTTTTCTACGTTTAACTTATTTAACTTATCGTTTATGATTTTGTTGCTTTCTATGATTTTTACAGCTTTATTGTATTGTTTGACTTGTGACTGTCCTTCAGCGATGTTTGTTTTGATTTCTGTTATCTCTGAGTTGATTCGTTCGTATTCAGATTCAGCATCACCTTTGTTAGCACGTGCACTATTCCAGTCTAATGCAAGACCTTTTATATAATCTGCTTGCACTTGTAGTTCCTTGTTGTTTTCAATAAAATCAACGATTCTCATACGCTTTTGCAAAAAGTCAGCTACTGTCGTTTTATCGTCTTCAAGCTCTAGCTTCGTCTTCATTGCATCTTGCACAAACACGTTTGACACACAATGTTTGCAGTTTGGATCATACTCGTGTTTGTTGAGTTTTTCGAGCTTTGATAGTTTGTTTTTGATTGTAATCTTTAGCTCACCCAACTCTGTGTCTAACTCAACTTTTTCTAAAATCTTTGCTTTGTAGGTAGTATACAGCTCTTGATCAAAGCTATTCAATGCACGCTCCTTATCATACTCTAATGCGGTCAATTTCTTCTTAGATTCTTCCCACTTCTCTGTAGACTCTTTCTTTGATTTTTTTAAGTCAGTTAAAGTTTTAGTGTTGTTTATAAGGTCGGTATTGATTTGATCGATGTCTAAATCCTCCTCCTCACACTTCTCAATTTTCTTAGATAACACTAACATTTTGTCGATCTGATCATCGAGTATAGCTTTTTCTTTTTTATGTACCACTACAGCGTCATCATGCTTTTGAATGTAATCATCTAAAGACTTTTCTGCATCACCTAGTTTAGTTTCAAAATCTTGCTTCTGGTACTCTTCCAGTACAATTGCGGCTTTTCTGTTGCTTCTATTAGCAAGATCATGAAGCTGGTCGAAGATGGTTACATCGAGGAAGTTCGCAAGTAGGTCCTTTCTTTCGCTCTGAGTCTTGTCAATGAAGTTGGAATTGTTCTGTTGCAGTGATAATGCAGTTAAAATAAAATCATCAAACGTACCTACGTAGGATTGTATGATCTTACCAGTATCACGTCTCATCTCTCCATTCAGAGAAACCTTGCTGCCATCCTCGTTAATGTACCAGAAATCAATCTCTACACGTAGCCTACCCTTCAATGCTCCACTTCGGTACTTAAAGGCTTTTTTGTGAATGAAATAATCCAATCCATCCAACTCAAAGTTGAAGGTGCACTCAAACGATTCCTTCTTGCGATTCAACACTTGATCGGCTTTGCTAGCTCTGAATGAGTGATCGAATAGGCAAAAGCATAGAGCGTCTAATATGGCCGACTTACCAGCATGGTTAGGTGCAAAAATCCCACAAGTCCCTAGCTTGGTGCTAAAGTCTATTACGTTGTCTTCACCATAGCTGAACATGTTGCTAAACTCAAACTTCTTAGGTTTCCATATCACATTGCGAGCTACTTCGGGCTGCTGTAACTCACCATTTAGCTTCTTGTTGATTTCTAAAACCTTGCTAACAGTGTCTTCATCCACTCCTTCATCAACTAAATGTTCTGTTAGAAGTTGGTTCTGATACTGGATGTTACGCACGTCTCCTTGATCAAGCTGTGTGCCTAAGTGCTCATCGCCATTCCGACCACCTTTATCGAGTTTGATAATTATTGCATCTCGGTTTTTGTACTTCTTACGGATTGTTGCAAGTATGCGTTTCATCTGTGCAGCATCAGTATTTATCGTCTTGATACGTAGTCTTGTGTTCTTTGTGATTGGTAGATTGTCTGGCAATACACCATCCGTAATCTCTAACGTATAGTACCCGTATTCGTTAGGTAAATCGTGAAACTCACATTTGATATCTTTTCGGTCTCGTACATCAATGATACCATATCCGTGTCCTTCATACGCTTCTCCAAAGTTTTGTTGTACAGTTGAGCCTGGATAGAACATCAATGGATTTGATGCAGATAATGTTTGGCGTTTATGTATATCTCCTAGTGGTGCTACATCAAAGCCAGCAAACGTATCCCAGCTTAATCCATGTTCAATATTCATGCCACTATCCACTTTACTGTTGGCAACTGTGCCATGATATAAAGCCATTAGCAAATCATATTGGTCTGGATCGTCTATCTTATCGTATGTAATATATTTGTCAGTTTCGCCTAATAAAGAAAATACACTAAGTCCTATTCTCTGTTCTGGTGTGTATAGATCGTACATTCCTGAGTCTCTCAGGTACCAAAGATTTCGATGTTTTAGTCCTTGAACAATTGGAGTTAATGCATCTAATCTGTGTGGATTATTTAGGTTTGCATCGTGGTTTCCTGTGATTACAAATGTAGGTCTTCTATCTGCCAATCCTTTGAATAGGTAGGATACCATACTGATAAGCTCTGGACTCATCTCTGTTTTAGCATGCACAATATCACCTCCAACTGTTACAATAGTGTTATCTGAGCATTTGTCTAATTCCTTAAACATTTTGTCAAATACCTGCCTAAACTCTTTATGCCGTTTCCAATTCCTAATGTGTACATCAGCGATGTGGAAGATGTAATCAACATTGTTGGGTAGTGTAATTCCTTGAATCATATGTTCATTTTATATTTGATTAAATCAAAAAAGCTAAGCTGCTTTGCTTGCTCTAACTCGCTTAACATGCCTTTATATCCAGTTTCATTTGGATCTTTATCCTTTAAGTCTGTGTAGTATACTTCGATACCGTTATTGATAAAATACTCGATTTCTTCCAAACTATCCTTGTATGCGTCTGGATCTAAAGCTAGGTACAGCTTAGGAGGTCTTTCACTCAAAATGCGTGATCTTAGGACAGGAAGTATCTTTTTGCCAAACAACGGAATCACGTTACGTTTTGTCGATATTGCATCAAATGCGCCCTCTACTATCACAATAGGCTCCTTCCAATTTATGTGACTACCAAACCCAATGACATCCTTCGATACTGGTGGATTCTTGTGTTTGTGGTCTGTATCATAGAAACTTCTACCAGCATAGTAGTTTAAGAATCCATCCTCATCAAAACTTGGTACCACTAACATGCCTCCATAAGGTCCATCTTCACAATAACCTATTTCATACTTTACTATATCAATAGGAGAAAGCCCTCTCTTATGTATTGCGTAGTGTAATGCGTTTCTATAATGAGGAGTGTTCCTTTGATTGTGCAGTGGTTTATATTGCTCTGGCAGAGAATATAATTTATTGGATTTCTTCTTTTGTGTTGAGACTCTTACATCACCATAGACTTCTCGTATTTTAGGGAAAACATACTCAGGAGCTTTGCTTTTCTTTAGAAGTGAGTTCACAGTTTGACCACGCGCATTACACACCCAACAATGCCATTTTTGCGTCAAGATATTGACTTGCAATTTCTTTTTGTGATGATTACAGAATGGACAATGAAAGCTCTTTTCTCCATTTTTATGTGGCGTAGATCTTCCTAAGTGTCCATGTAGTACCTTCATCACAAGCTCAGTTTGTGATACATTCATAGATTAAATATACGGAAAACTATTCGTTTAACCAACTATCTGGTATCTCTTTGTTGCTGTAAATAAAGTTGTTTTTTACACACCAATCTGCGTATGTGGTTTTTGATCCCTTTCTAATCTTGTTGTTTGCGTTTTGAAATACAAATCGTATATCCAACTCAGGATGCTGTTTTTTTATGAGTATATGCTTTTGTCTATCTGCTAATACAAATCTACCTTTTGTCTCAATAAAAATTCCATTTGGAAGTTTGAAGTCTGGAGTGTATGTGTGGTTGGTAGCTGGTTTTGTGTATGAGATTTTGTGTTGTTCATACTCACCACTGACGCCACGGCTTTTGAGTGATTTATCTATATCTTCCTCTAAGCCACTCCTAAACCCATGTTTCTTAGCTATTGCTCTTTTGCTTGATTTTTTTCTTCTGGCCATAACTGTTTTATTTTATAGTTTCGATCAAATAACTTGGCTGATGTTTCTTTCATTCCATACAGACTGATTACTAGATCTATGCTATCCTTCTCAAACGCCTTACATGAATAAATATCTAGTTGATAATCCAAACTGTCATCCCATGTATGTATAGCGATGTGTGATGTTGTAATAATACCAACTCCGGATACTCCTGGATATTCGTTAGGTTCGTATCCTACAACTGGATTCATAGGCATTCCCTCTACATATCGCATGTCAAGAGCTATTACTAGTTTATCAATCAAATCCTTTACTTGATCTGTTGTGAGTTTTTCGTTAAGCGTTCCCTTGGATATAAGGTGTTTGTGGTCTAGCATGTTAGTAAACTTTTAAAAATGATAGCATTTTAGGTTCGTGCAAATACTCTAAGTGATCGATTCCAAAATACTTTGCTTTTGTTTTAGATTGCTCATACTCATCAAAGCTATCTTCTGCGATAAGTGGTTTAAGGTCCGCATAAACCTGCTCCCAATCTTGGCTAAGAATAAGATTTTCTAGGAAGATAACATGCTGCTTGTATAACTCAAAATCATGAAAGTCATGCTCAATGTGCATCAACTCAAAAACCTTACCATCTTCTATCCAATCAATACAAAAATCAGCCATGTACTTTGGCTTTATGTTGATTAGTTTTTGTAGACGTTTGTTGTGTTTAGCAAATTCTTTTAGTTGTTCCAGAGCTTCGCCAGCGTATCCGTACCTGGTGTTTAGATGGCAGTGGTCGAGGAAGACATGTG